AACAGTACACCAGGCTGAGGTTGTATCAGTTGCGCTTGGGGTTATAGGAAGTCCCGTGTCAGTGAAGCTTGTGATAGCCGCGTCCGAGGCATCCTTACCTGAGATAAGTGCATACAAGCTTTCAACGTTGGAAGTATTATCAGAACGGAATAAACGATAACCGAGGATATCAATGGTGTTGCCAAATGCGTCTTTAGGCGTTGGAGTTGTCCAACTAAAGATGATGCTGTTGCCATCAGCATTTGGAGACTTGGAGTACTCAGCGCTAGCGGGGAGTAGACCGTAGCGGGTAACCGCTTCCATACGGTAGTAGTAGGTATGTGCTGCTAGAAGCCCACCTGCTGAACCTGTGTTATTGGAAGTGTTGGTTAAAGAGCCAGTAGCAGTTGTGCTAACGTTTGACATAAAGCTTGAAAGCACAATCGGAATACCTCGGTAGGTTGCAACCTCGATACCAACGTCAGTATAGTTGTCGGATACTGCATTGTTTGGATTGCCGAAGTCGTCACGCGCGAAGATCTTGGTCATGCCAGCGTTGAAACGTTGCTGTTGCACAAACAAGCCATTAAGCCTGGATTGCATTTTACCGCTCATGAGATAGAACCAGTCAGTTCCAAGGTCAGTCGCTGCAACGCCTTTCACGGCATCGATAGCCGAATCCATCATGCTGAGTGACAACAGGTTCGTGCCAGCATCAATTTTGTTGCCTGATGCAACCTGGATATCAAAGCCGTCCCACTGTGGACGCTTCGTGTTCAATGTACCTGTTGCACTCCCGAAGTAGTGAATGATTTCTTCCAACCAGGAATACGACTTACCAGCGGCAGTTAGTTCCAGATCTCGCAAGTTGCCACTTGCTTGAGCGACTTGCTGAGAGAACGCTGGAATATCAAGGTTGACCTGCATGTGCTTGATTGGAAAGTTGCCCTGAGTGTATGAGCCAGTCGTAGCCGCTACTGAACCCGTCCCACTCGTAGGTGGATTCTCAATGGTCATCTGAGCAGCAGGCAGTGCTGTCTGTGCGTTGAAGTAGAAAATGTCCGTTTCCCATGTTTGACGTGGGAGTGCGCGACGCATTGGCGCGTATTTGCGTTGGTCAATGAGCAATAGTTTGTCGATGACCTTATTAATAAGAGGAGCTGCTGTACCGGCAGTGCCGGTTGTGTACGCTTCCCTCAAGTCTTCAAGAGTTGCCATAGTTCTTTCTTCTTCCCTTTCCACATATCCCTTATGTGAATATTTTAAAGTGCGTTAATCCTGGTCGTAGTAGCCAGTTTTCATGAGGTACAAATGCCCAAATTCTTGCAACAGATACGCAGGGTTAATACCATCGGGCAGAGGTTGCGTGCGGTCTGCAAGTTGCGCCCAGTCCTGGCCTTTGAGTTGCTCTTGCAAGTACGAACCTTTGCGATAAATCTTAGGATTGCTTGCAGGTGTGTTCTCTGTAGTAGCACCCTCAACCAGTGACTGACGCTGGCCTTTGGTTACAGGTATAGTAACCTGTTGCTTGATTGCATCAGCGAGCTTGGTATCAAACTCTTCCTGGATTGCTGCAATACGAGCATCAACGATTTCTTGAAGCTTCTCAGCTTCGGATTTAGGAGGCTGTACAGTATGCCCTGCCTCCTCAAGTAGTTTCTTTGCCTCTTCTAAGGTCATTGGCATGTCGTCTTCCTCCTGTGGAATTTCAATAATAGGTTGCTTATGTTCAATCACATCAGGAACAGTTTCCTGAGTAGTAGCGTTTTCTTGATTTGCCTGGGCGTCGTCGCCATCTTGCATATCATCGTTAGAGCATTCGATCCCTAGCACTTCGGCGGCTTTGTCATGCGCCATGTCTAATTGGCTCATAGTGGCTTGCGAGAACTTACGCCCTGATTCTGTTGCTCTCAGCGCGGCTATAATAGCTCGCGCAAATTCAGGAGACATACTAGCCAGAGCGCATGAACGGCCTTGAGCCATTGCGATGTGGTCATGAATCATATGAAGATCATTTTTATTAGCTATCAAAAGGTCATGTGATGTTTCCACATGTGCTGAACTATCTACTGTTGGATATTCCTCTTCTTCAACTTCTTCAAGCAATAAGGATTCAGTTGGAAGCTCAAACACTTCATTGATGTTATAAGGGTTGAGATGGATTTCTTCACCATTAGAATCTTTAAAGCTTTCAAGTGTCACATCTTCAACCGTGACGGTTTCGATACCTGGAATAGTCGTGAAATCAATACCGAGCAAACGCAAACCCTCACCGCTTACTTCTGGCATTCCTCCACTTTTTGATTGCCTCAATTCAGCTCCGGTAGCACGTAGGGAGGTTTTGAGATAGCCATGTTTGGCAAGAGCAGCAGCTTCACGTCCTGTAGTAGTATCTGGCATTTCGATGTTTGCCCATGCGTCACCGCCATGTTTCCAAAGCTTTGTGATCTTGCCTGCCAGCTTCAAGGAATTGTCATTATCCGCTTCACCATGGGAGATATAGCAAGTTAAAGGGTCACTACCAGGAGTTTCTAAGGCTAGTTGTCCACTCTGAACTAGCCTATCAACTGCCTCTTGTGGATACACACGCTTATTGCGAGATTGAGCACCATCTGATAAGAACTTGGTTTTGAATGTGGCTACACGCGCCTTGGGGGTAAATGGAGCGGATTCAGTTGAGGTTTCAGTAAGATCAAGGCTTTCTTTCTTATCGGTAGGATGCCAACTATCAGGCAGTGAAAGCCCTTTTTTCTTAGCTATACGAATAATAGCCACTTTAACTGCATCGGGGTTGTCAGCATGACCAATGAGACGAGCGGCGTTATCAACGTCTTCCTGGTTGCGGATCGGAAAACTCCGCGAAGGCCCCGCAAAATCCTCGTCGGGAATCTGCTTGCGGGTTGATGCGGGTATGTACTCCCTGGTCACGTCTTTTGTTTTTGTGGACATGAATAAAGCCACTCCTACACGGTAATGGCCGTATAGAGTGGCCTATAATTATCTATCACGCTTAGTATAGCGTATACATCAAGGAAAATGCAAGTGTTACATGCCTACAACGATTGCAAGTAGCGGTTTGGTTGCTCTTTCTGCAATCTCAAGATCATTCCAGGCTTTTTCAAGATGTGAACGAGCAATAAAATGTACTTGCTTACATGATCTGCATCGTATCTCAATGCCATTAGAAACTGGCGCAATCAAAGGACGATGCCATGTTGGACAGGTGAAATACTGATTAATCAATCGTAGCATGTCTCAATTCCTCTTTTACCGTGATCTGATAATTGCTATCAGGATGTTCTTTGCCAACGGCTTTAACTTCAATAGAACCATTTTTCAGAAGTGGAGAGAGCACGTTAAATGTCGTAAATCCTGTGTCCTGGTAAAAACGGGCAGTATCACATTCATAAATACCATCTGGCGATTGCAAGCATTGCGTATATATTTTCAAATACAAAGCGATAAGATCAATTGGCATATGCTACTACTCCATACCGATGATTATACAGGCGTTCTAATTGCCTCTTTCTAGCCTTACGCCTTGCTGCAATACTTCTTAGATGTACTTTACGGATTGGATGTGTTGCATGTTTAGAAACATATTGCAAACCATTAAGCATATACATCTCCTTATGCATCCAAGGAGCCATAATAAAGCTATATGGTTCTGATGTTTGTTCAGATTTCACTTGATCTATCATCTTATCAAGCTCAACCCAGTTTATCGGTTCAGTGTGATCGGATGTGGTTGTTTTGAAAAGTTCATTCAATCCCTGAAAGCTCATACTTCCTCTTCTGTAGTCGTACACATCACACGCTGCAAGAATGCATCAAAGTCTGCAAAGGACATACTGGAAATGCTTATCTGCTCTTCAGAACGCAACAATTGATACAAAATCTCAGAGACTTTTTCAAAGACGATGCGTTGCACATCCTCACGTGTGAGACGCCTGTTACTAACATCTAAAATACCGATTTGTGTTCCTGGAAACATAATAGGTTGAGGTTCTTTCTTGTCTATGCTCATCTATTATCCTCACTCAAATCCGGAATATCCTTAGCAAACGTAAATTTCATATTAGATGTGCAATAATCCGCAAAATCGTATAGGCTCTTTGCCAGTACATCATGCGCTACATTTCTAGCCCTGGCATCATAAAATCTCACATTCTCTACACGAAAAGCTGACTCCATGTCTTGCCAGATTTGCGCTGCATAGTGTTTGAAATGCGTATCTTTTGAATACTTCTTCTGTTTTTTCTTACTCATTCAAATGTCTTCCCCCTTGCATATCGCTTCTCTGATGTCATACTGATGCAATAACCACGAAAACGGCTCTGTGTTACTTCCGCGTGATGCAAACCAGAGCCATAAACGCAAGGCATATAAAAGCGTTTCATTCTTTAGATTCTGTAGCTTTTGATAGAAGATTGGCAACATACGCTTTCAGCAATGCGCTTTCATGCTCTTGATGCTCTTGATAGCGTTGTTCGTTTAATCGTTCAGCTTCATCGTGACATTTACACTGATACAAAAAGACTTGCCTATCCAATTCAAGTCGTTCCTGATATCGTAATTCATTCAGCGTTTCGGCTTCATTATGCCATTGCTCTTGCCTCTTTACATCCTCTTCATGCCATTGCTTATTCAGTTCTATCCATTCCTGATTGCGTTTATTGCTTTGCTCTAATGCATTTGCATTGCGCTGAAGCTCATATACAATCCTATCTCCAAAATGCCCTAATTCACTCATTTCTCTTTACTCACTCCCTTGTTCGCTGTTAACTCCCTACAGGTGCTACATGACACCTACAACGATTATGCGCTGGCGCTTGACTGTCACCACTCGGAAACGTGTCACCAATGTTGATAGGCCCAGCATCGGCATTATCTAAACAAATAGGACATGCGCCAGGTTCATTGACCCATTCCACCTGTGCTATGCCTGATGCTTGCAGTTCATTCATAACTGTCTCTTCAACCACACTTTGAACTTCAGTCAGTCCCAAAGTTTCAGCTACGGTGATAGACACATCCTCTAATGCACTTTCAATATCATCTGAACTGGCATCATCTCCCAGGTCATCTACTTTACTGATAAACAAGTCCTTTGCCCAGGAAAGAGCGCGTTGAATCAGATTCTTTGCTCTGTCCAGGAGAGAACTACCTAGTTCAGCACCAATAACAGCCTCTCGACTAGGTAATTCTACGTATTTGGCAGCATACTGCTTGCCGAGTACCTGCGCTTGCTGTAGGTATTCAGCAACATGACGAATAATAACATCATCTATCTGTCTATCTTTAAAAGACTTGCCATCTCGTTGACTCTTGATAATTATAGCTAACAGTGATTCTAATTCTTGTTCGCATTTGAGTTGTTCTGGGATTGGTTGCCTCCATTGTCGGAGGCTTTCACGAAAAAAGAGTGTTGGCTTCCCTCTTCAAGGAATATCTCTTCTACTTCGCATTCACATCCATCATGGCACGGTGCTATTAATGCGCCACTTGGGAATGATTCACCTAATGAAACGATAGCACCAGCGTTCATGCGACAAGCATAACAGGCATTCTTGCCTAACTTCCATTTGAGCTTGACGCGAGATTGGATATCAGTAAGCCGTTGCTGAATGATCGGATCGGCTTGTTGCCATGCGCCTATGCCGAACTGTTGCCGTTTGGTATAAGATACGCTTTCTTTAGGCTGTTCTTGTTCCTTTGGAAGTTCCTCTTTGCTTTCCCCTGCCCGCGTGCCTTGTGCTATCGCTGCGCCTGGCACTTGACCTGCTTTCATAGGAGGTTGTCCATTGTTTTGTTGTCCATTCAGAGCAGGGGCTACAGGGTCAGGATGTTTAGCTTTGTCTGCTTGTGTTTGCGCCAGATCAAGTGCGGCTTTCGAGGTATCAATCTGAACTTGCGCTGCTTGCCTTTGTTCGTCTGCTAGATCATCCAATCGTTCAAGAGGTATGATCTCACGACCTGAAATAATGGTAGGGGTATCGCCTGTCTCTGGATAGGGAGCCTTACCTGAATCAATGCGTTCCTGATTTGGGGTTGAAAGGCCATTCTGAATACGCTTTGATTGTACTTCGGATATCTCAACATCACTGCGATAGTCAGCATACTTGGTTGTGACAACCCAATCGGTGATGCCAAATGCCCCTACAACAATCCGCCGATTGAGCTTTTCGAGTATCAATTGTTTGAGAGGGTCAACGGTATTGTTCCTGAGTGCCTTGTCTTGATCTTCCCCTGTGCCACTGCCAATGTTACCGCTTTCGATAATGCCGATACACGCTGGAGGGACACCATAGCCTGCTAGTACCTCTTCACGCGTGAATAAGCGACCTTTGCCAAAGTCAACATCAATTGAGCCTTTGCCGTATTCATTAATCTCAGCTCCGCCGTAGGCAATTTGTGGGGTATGTGCATTTTGCGCGCCTGTATAGTTCTCTTTGTAGAATTTGAGGTATTGACGAGCATCATCTATATCACTGTCGTCCCCTAGCTTAATCCAAGTACTAGGTCGAGTACCTTTCTTAAAGAACATGTGTACCCAGTCAACCATGCTCTTATCGGCATAGGTTGGATTGACCATCTTTTCAATGGGACTAAAGGCTACTTTGCGAGCGCGTTTAGAGGGAAACCACCATCTGATAATCTGTTCAGGTTTGAACTTGACTGTTCTATTTGATTTGACAAGCGTTTGTGTGTAGCCAGTGATGTTCCCATGTTCGTCTAATTCATAGGTCATCGTGATACAATCAATTGAGACGAGCTGCGCTGGCAGTCCATCACTACCCAGGATGATTTCAGCGTATGCTTCGCCATAGATATCAAGGTCATCTGCTGCCCCACGGAGGAATTGTAGAAAGTCTTCATCGTCGTTGATATCCAACAAGAACTTTTTAAGGATGTCTTTATTCGCTTCTTGCCCTTTGCCCTCTTCCACTTCTTCTAAATGCCAGCCGCCCGATGTGAAACGTTTCGAGATGACATCGACACAGGATGATACCCACGTGTTACCAACATAGACGCTATAGAGCGTTTCCTTACGTTCAGCTTCTGTTAAAGGACGTTGAGCTTGTATCTGGAGAGCTTCATTATCATCCCAGTCAAGGGATAAGGATTGTACTTTGCTTCTGAGATTGTTTGAAGCTGATGGAGGAGCAGGTGTTTTGCGGGGACGTGCTTCACCAACCAGGGCAAGATTGCCACGTTGTATGAAGATTTGTTCATTATCCAATGATTGAGATTGTGTAACAAGACGTGGTTTATTTTGTTGATAATTGGAACGTCGGTTTTTCCTGCTCATCTTCCATCATCTCCCTATATATCGATTTACCTTGATGGGAAAAGTCATCTTAGATTTATGTGGTAACATATTGCGTAACGGTGATACCCCCATAAGGTCATTCAGGGTTGCATCCATCATCGTGTGCAATTGCTCATCTGTCATTCCCCATAACCGCTCGGCATCTTCTTTCATAGCGGCCAGTGCTTCATCTTCTGTCATCTCCGGTTGCATGGTATCAGGGTCAAGTCCATACCAACCTGGATGTTTACGATGAAACCAATAGTCAACAAGGCCAACAACAAGCTTGATACGAGCCTGATAAGCCTCATCTTGTTGCTCTATCATCTACTACCTGAATAGTGCGTATGCCGATTGCTCTTCCTGCTCATCTTCCATCTCCTCTTGCTCTCTTGTATCGGTATCAACCATCATGCCACCTATCTGTACTTGACCTACCATCATCTCGGTGAATGCCCAAACGAGTGCATCAAGCCTATCTGGCGACTTCTCACCTGGAACCCATGAGCACATTTGATCTTCGAGGTCAGGGAATGTGCCAACATGATGTATTAAAGATCGTTCATAAAAGCTACTGACTGGCTCTGCTCTGAGTTGTTTCCCCCTGGTAGCACGTACCGATTTATATGAAATAGCTTTGTCGATGTTACGTAACACCGTTTCTACCAAGTCACCGCCATTATTGACCTCTCCTATCACCCTGTCAGCTTCAAGCAGGTAGTAACCTGCTATGACTTCCTTTGCCCACTCGTTAGGGCTTGCAAGCAGTGACCTATCTTGCAGCACATAACCATGATCGTCTATGCCTACGCCCGCTATGACAATACCAGTTTCAGCACTCTCTTCTGTACTTGTCACTGACGGGTCAACCCCAACAACAATACGTTTCAATTCAGGATGTTTATAGACTCGTAACTGCTCAATCATTGCCTCGCGTTTCCACAATGCCCCGTCTACATCCTCAATGACTTCGCCCTCTAATTCTTGCCTGCCTAGCCGTGTACCCTCATATTTACGAGTGATTTCACGGTAGAAACGCTTTGCTAAGTTCCCTTTGTTTTCGCGTGTACTACCACGTGTGACAACGGTTGTTTCGTCTTTTAAAAGAGCCTTTACCGCTTTGGTAGGGCGAGGTGTCATTGTGACCACGCCTTGCGGATTCGCGCCTAACCTCAAACCAAATTGAAGCTGATCCCAGGTTTCATCGTATTGCCAGGTACTTCTCTCATCTGCCCAGAACTTTGTATGCTGTGGCCCTGCCAATTGGTCAGGTTGTTCTGCACTGTAGGTTGTAGCTTGCGCCCCATTCGGCCAGGTCAAACGACGCTTGGATGGTTCATAGTGTGGCTTAAACCAGGGAGGGGATATAGCCAGTATGCCAGACTCACCCTCAACCATGACATCACGAATATCGGCGGCTGTCCTCGCTACAAGCGCAATACGAGCGTTTGGATCTTCCTCGGCCCAGATACGGGTTTGTTCAGCTCCTGTTCGTGTTTTTCCAAACCCACGACCGGCCATGATAACCCATGTTGCCCATGCCCCTGGAGGGGTTAATTGTTTATCCCTAGCCCAGGCTTGCCAGGTAAATTGTAAACGTACTGCTTCATCGTCTGTAAGCGTTGCAATAAATGCGAGCTTTTCGACTTTTGACTTCTTTGAGAAATTGCGATAAAACGCGTATTCTTCAGGATTCATCATCTGGAAGTGTTGCGAGTTTTCCGAGTAATCTATCTTTTGCGCCTGTCAGATCAATTGCGCCACTGTGCTCTGTCTCTGTCTTCTTCACACGCTGGCCTAGTTCGCTGGCAAGATCGGCAAAGGTAGCGCGGTATTCTTTGAACAAGTCAGCATTGAATTGAACAAGATCTACACGTTCAAGCCCTACTGCTTTCACATCTGCAAGCCAGATTTTTGACTCGTCTTCTAAATAGGATTCTAGCTTCTTTGAGAGTTTATCAAGAGCTTCGACACGTCGATGCATGAGAGCATAGCCACTAGTGAGAATACGAGTTATCTCTTCCTGTTCAAGCTTGGATAACTCAGCTTCACGGCGTTTGCGCTCTTCCTGGAATACAGGAGTATTGAGCCAACGATGCGCTGTGACTGGATTAATGCCGACTTCTTTTGAAGCGGCGGTTATGTTCTTGCCAAGTAACAGCAATTGCAAGAAACGCTCTTGATTTCTGGAAAGGGATACATTTTCTTGCATTCTCTAACTCTTCCCCACATCTGAATACACACGTACACTGCTCATGAAGTAAGTATTCACCCACAAGAATACTCATCCACAATATACCGTTTCTTGTGTAAAAAAACAAGAAGAGCTTTCAAAGTGGGGAAAGGATACTACTTTGAAAACTCTTCTTTGCTAAAAACCGCCTATTTCCCGAAGTACGAGTATGAAGGACTGCTTGAAGTATACCGTGTCTGGAGGATGAAAAGCAAGTGTAAAGGAAGTGTAGAAGTGTTGACGAAGTGTCGAAAGTAAAATCTACACTTCCTTATGCTTGAATAGTAGAGCTTCTAAGCTCAAAGAGTATGAAGTGTCGAAATGTAGACGTGATTCTAGCAAAGTTTTTTGAAAATGCCCTCTTTGTGATGCCAGGATTAAAAAATCTAACTGAGATGATCTATCACTCACCTGGAACCTGAAGCACATCAGAATTTCAATCCTGGTAACAAATATGAGTATCCACAAAGCAGGGGCTAGTATCAGATTTCCAGATAGGTGTTATTGTTCAGTTTATTTTTAATAGTTCTCTTCTCACTAAGCAGGGGTTAAAATGATACTAGTACTTTTGTACTATTGCTATACTGTGTTATAGTATATAGTACTAGATACTAAGATACCCCCATAGTTTATTTTTTCATTCAACATATAATATAGAGATAAATACTGTATACACATGAACTGAACAATAGTTTTATGTCTATATGAAATAGCCTCCCTACTGTACCCCTGCCTAGAAATAAAAAAGAACCTCTAAGACATTGCTCTCTTAGAGGTCATGCGCTGGCTGGATTGTAGCGAGGGGCTTACTCGAATGGGCTTTGATAGCCCTCCGCGACAGGGCCAGAATACAAAATGCCAATGCTACTGCCAATTGGTGTTTCGAGATGGGCAACCTCGAAATTGCCCGCGTCCAAATCACCGCCAAGCACATTCGCCGTTGTACCCTCTGGCATTGCTGCCAGAAGATTGCCTAGTTCCTCAAGCGAGGAGATTTCA